AATTTAAGAAAAACCGTGTTTGCGTCAGCCAAGCTCATTTCGAAGGACGCGATATTGATCCCGGTATAACACCAGACTAAGGAGATATTATGGACTACAGCAATCAGTATTACAAATCAGCAAAGTATAGTCTAAGTCGCAAGCGCCAAATTATCAACCGAGCTCTTGAAGAGCTGCACGCCATGCAAATGGAAATGATTGAAGGTGCAGTAGCAGCAAAAGAATCACAAGGTTTTCCAGAAGCCAATCAAATTATCAATCACATTCGGGCGCTATAATGGATATCGAGACACTAGTAGATAACATTCTGACAGATCGCATCACTATTGCGGATTTGGATATCCAGCAAATGGAAGCGGTAATTGATTTCATGCGCGAGCATATAAGCACTATACCGGACGAAGATATCAGTGATGCTCTACTAGAATTGGTAGATGTTATTCAAGATGCAGCAGAAGTGAGATTTGCAAATCAAGCATCGGGTAATTGGGACCAAACAATTGAGGACAGTATTGCCCGGGGCAACAGTTATTTTGAACTAGAGAATTATGTGATACAATAACGGCTGCGTTCCTTGGTACTTTACCCGCTTCGGCGGGTTTCTTTTTGGCTGTATAAATACTAGACTATGGCAGCTAACGGAATTTCTACTTTAAGTTCAAAACAGGCAAAGCAAACAGCCAAGCTTGATATTGCACAGGCCAAACGCCAGGGTAAGACTGTGGCCAGAAATGGAACAATTTCCGGATCTGTTGATGCAACTAAAACTGCATACAGATATTGGAATGTGTACGACATCAACGCTCTACCAACCAAGTACTCCACTAACAGCATTGTTGATAATGCCGGCGCACTAGTGGCACATCGTCCTTGGACCGGACACGTTTAACCAAACTGTTTGACAGACTTCTCACAGTATAATATACTGATCATACAATTCTATAAATACTGACTATGATATTCGGTTCATTAATGATGGCAATTGCCGTCACCATTTCAGCTATTGCCGCTTGGTATTCGGTAGCTGGCCTCACTGCTATTTTTAGTGCCGCAGTGATCCCGGTCATCATCATGGGTGGCGCACTGGAAGCCGGCAAGATTGTTGCCACTGTTTGGTTGCATAATAATTGGCAGCGAGCTGGGTGGGCATTTAAAACTTATTTGGTTCCGGCCATTGTGTTCTTGATGCTGTTGACCAGTATGGGTATTTTTGGCTTCTTATCAAAAGCACACAGTGATCAAAGCTTGGTAAGCGGAGATGCTATGAGCAAGGTTGCTATATACGACGAAAAGATTGCAACCGAAAAAGAAAATATCGCACAAGCCAAACGAGCACTTGAGCAAATGAACACGCAAGTGGATCAAATGATGGGTCGTACTGACACCGATCGAGGTGCTGAACGAGCTGTGGCTATTCGAAAAAATCAGGCCAAAGAACGTGCAAGCCTACAAGCAGACATTACTCGTAGTCAAAAAATAATTCAAAAACTACAAGAGGAACGTGCTCCACTTGCAGCAGAATTCCGCAAAGTAGAGAGTGAAGTTGGACCTATCAAATATATTGCTGCTCTTATATACGGCGACAATCCAGACCAAAATGTTCTTGAACGAGCAGTACGTTGGGTTATTATTCTTATTGTCGTTGTTTTTGATCCACTGGCACTGTGTTTGATTCTTGCCGCTAACAAACAGTTTGAATGGGCAAGGCAAGGCACTGGTGGTTGGGTGCATGATGAGGAAGAAAAACCGGTTCCTGTAGCCACTGCGACAGAGGAACCACCAAGAGAGTCGCCACCTCATGATAATCCTGTACCAGATGATCAAGCGGCAATGAATATCAATCCGAATCCGGACGGAATGATACCCAGACCATTTACTGAAGAAGAAATTGCAGCCTTAGACACTCATGCAAATACTGTACCATCATCGGATACTGTGGAGTCAGAGCAAGAGTTTTTTGCTCAAGCTCAATTTGCTGCACAGGCAGCAGACGTGTTAGATGAACAGCAACGAGCCGAACAAGCAAATGCCGTGATTGCAGAAATACCTCGACCAGAACCGGACCTTGATATTCCTGTTTTGGAAAATGAAGAAATGTGGGCACAGCGTGTGATCGACGAGCAGCCCAAAGAAGAAGCAAAATACGAAGCCGACGATGGCGCATTAACTGATGACCAAATTCAACAGGTCAAAGAGTCCGTGGATAATACTTCACCGCCACCTGTAGATGATTTTAATACCCCTGTACGTCGAGGTGCGGATTATGCTGTTAGATACAAAGGCAAAGTTTACAACCTAGATGCTTTCAATAAACTTTACCCAAGCATGGCCATACAGGCCGACAATGAAACGCTAGACAATGCCAGTCAATGTGGATTTGGAGAAAGATTCCCAGATACTCCAATGAAGGGTGATATGTTTATAAGAACCGATTACTTGCCTGACCGATTGTTCAAATGGAACGGATCAAAGTGGATTGAAGTAGACAAAAATTCTACAGACAGCTATACTTACAATCAGGCTTACATACAGCATCTGATCAGCAAGCTTGAGGCTGGTGAGTACGAAATTGAAGACTTGAGCGATGCTGAACAAGCTCAAGTTGAACAGCAAATTGAAGAAATTCTAAAGAGCAAACGTGTATAGTAATTTTATAACTCCCCCAGATTTTGTAGAAGACCGTTTTCATACGGTCACAGTGGTCAATGCCACATTGGAAGAAGTGGAACTGTTGGCACGTATGTGCAAAGGCAGTGATGATCAATTCAACATTTATCTTTATAGATCTGAAATGAACGACACCGAATGGCTAGATCGTGCAGTAGAATTGAGTGACGCTGTGATTGTAAATACCGTCACACGAGATCCTGTGGCAGATCAATTGTGTACGTTGAATAAAACTTATTATTACGGACCACACACATTTGTGACAGAATCTACCAAGGTTGACACAGTTTTTCAATATTTTGCGGTAAGATATCATCAACAAAATAAATAACTTATGTTTGATAAATTCAATAAAATAACCGGTAATCGAGTACTGGTAGTAAACGATAACGTAGAAAAAGCACTTCGTAAGTTTAAGAAAAAAGTAAGTGATAGCGGACTATTACAAGAACTGCGCGAACGCGAATCGTATGAAAAACCTACTACCGCTCGAAAAAAAGCCAAATCAGCTGCCCGACGTCGTTGGAAGAAAAAACTAGCCGACGAGCAGCTACCTAAAAAACTATTCTGACATGTACATAGAATTTCGCTTGCCAACAGGAGCAGGCGGAATAGCCGCGGGTGTGGCTCTCAATCATATCAGAATAGACATTGACGATTGGGTTAGGCGTTTTGAAATACAAAATTACAAAACAAAACTACACAAGTATACCTACAGATTGTGTTTGGCTAGCGATCGAGACTATACACAATTTGCACTGACCTGGAATCCACAATATTCGGCATCAACATATTTTGAACTTAAGAATCCAAAATAATTGCAAAAAAACACTAAATCGTGTATAAATATACATGTAGCGCCGATAGGGCTACAAAGTCATACTTGCTTATTTGAAAGGAGAAAATTATGACACAATTCCAAATCAACACCCTTGACCTTCCACAACTATCTGCACAAATTCATCGTCATGCGATTGGTTTCGATCGTTTGTTTGATGAGCTAGGCCGCACCTGGGCCAATAGCGCCAAGGCAGAAAATTATCCCCCATATAACATTATCAAAGTTGACGAAAACAACTGGGCTATTCAAGTTGCCGTTGCAGGCTTTGGGGAAGATGAACTAGACATTGAACGCAAGGACAATGTACTATACATCAAAGGTGAGCGCAAGGTAAAAGACGAGCAAGAATATATCCATCGCGGTATCAGTGCTCGTACATTTACTCGTACATTTACACTCAATGAAAATGTCGAAGTAAAAGGTGCTACAGTTATCAATGGCATTCTTGCAATTAGTCTTGAGCATATTGTTCCTGAGGAACAGAAACCCAAGAAGATTGCAATTACTTTTGCTAAGTAATACAATGTAGCAACAGTAGGAGCATCTTGCTCCTACTGAATCTTATTATACAATTATGAGCAAAGCTGAAACAATCAACAAACCAAAAATTGCAGTTAAGCAAACTGTTCAACCTCCTAGTTTGTTTAATGTGATCTACATGAACGATAGCGTGACTACAATGGAATTTGTAATTGAAAGTTTAAAAAGCATTTTCCACCATGATGAAAATACCGCTTATGAATTGACCAAAAAAATTCACGAAGACGGTAGCAGTGTTGTAAAAACTTTGCCATATGAAATTGCCGAACAAAAAGGTGTAGAAGCTACACTGTTAGCAAGAACAAACGGTTTTCCTCTCAATATCAAACTAGAACCAGCCAATTAATGATATTCAATAAAATTCGTGAACTTAAGGACAAAGGACTTAAGATTGGAATCACCTTCTCTACTTTTGACATGCTTCATGCGGGCCATGTTGCTATGCTCGCCGAGGCTAAGAATCATTGCGATTATCTTATTGCAGGACTCCAAACGGATCCAACCATCGATCGCCCTGATACAAAAAACAAACCAGTACAAAGCATTGTCGAAAGACAGATTCAACTGGCAGCGTGTCGTTATGTTGACGAAGTTGTTGTTTATCAAACCGAGCAAGATCTAATTGACCTATTGCTAATACTTCCTTTAGATGTTAGAATACTAGGTGTAGAATACGAAAACAAAGACTTCACTGGAAAGAAAGAGTGTTGGGATCGTGAAATTGAATTGGTATTCAACGGACGTGATCATAGTTTCAGTTCCAGCAGTCTACGTAAACGTGTAGCAGCAGCTGAAGCTGAAAAAGCCTTAAGGAGTTAATCGTGGATGTGATGTTAGATTTGGAAACATTAAGCACAAGGCCTTGGGCAGTTATACTTACCCTAGGTGCAGTTAAATTTAGTCCATGGGAAACTGATGTTGACACTAATAAAGGTTTATACCTAAAACCTGATGTAGATGAACAAATTGCTTTAGACCGACACATCCAAGATCTAACTGTTGAATGGTGGGGTAAACAAACCGAAGAGGTTCGTGAAGAAGCAATGGGCATCGAAGGCAGAATTGGTTTAAACAAAATGCTGGACGAACTCAATCGTTTCTTGGTCGGCGCAGACAACATTTGGTGTCAAGGTCCTGCGTTCGATATTGTTATATTAGAAGATCTATATAGACAAATGGATCGTCCTACACCGTGGCAGTTTTGGCAAATTAAAGATAGTCGCACACTGTTTAGTGTACACGGCGATCCTAGAAAAAAAGATAGACATGGCGCACACAATGCACTAATTGATTGTTATTATCAAGCTCGAGCTGTGCAGCAGATATATAGTGATGTGGGCATTAAAAAACGTACATATGAAAGTGGAAACAAATAATGGATATTATTTTTTCAAGACAAACAGCTGAAGAACTATCTGAGAGATATGTAGTATTAGAATTAGAGCCTCATCAAGTTGATGATAAAATACTAGAAACTTTTTGTGTAGTTCCTACAGAAAAAATTCCGCTAACTGAAATTACCATGATGGATCATTGGAAAAAACTTCACGGCGAGTTTGTACAAGCAAACAAAGATAAAAACGCTAAATTATGCAATGATCTAGCAGAACACCTCAAGGGCAAATTTGGCGGAGATCTAGACGAATTTTATGATATCGTTTGTTCTAGATTTGAACTTTCAAATAGCTAGCTTTTAATTTCTTAATCTAACTCCTTAAATATAAAAAAAAGGAGTGCCTTTCAAATTTCAAATTCTATTTCTGCTCCTTATAACAAGAGGCCTTTAAGGCCCAGGAGCTTAAATGAAAAAGTTATTACTAACGCTCAGTTTAGTAGCCTCAACGGTTTATGCAGCCGATCCAATCGTCACTGACTCAACCTCTCGTAGTGTTGTAGAATCCACAACCACAGTTAAATCGCCCCCGCCTACAGCAGTAGCACCTGCTATAACTACGTTAAACAACGACCTTTGTGCGGTAGCGGCCAGCGGTGCAGTTCAAACACAAATATTTGGTATATCAGTCGGAAAAACTTTTGTAGACAAAAACTGCGAAAGATTAAAACTATCTAAAACACTGTTTGACATGGGCATGAAAGTTGCTGCGGTTGCAGTAATGTGCCAGGATGAACGTGTGTTTACTGCCATGATGAATGCCGGCACTCCATGTCCAGTTGATGGTAAAATTGGTGAAGCAGCTAGAGAAATTTGGGACGCTGATCCGAAGCGGCAACCTCAAACCGTCAAGAGCAAGGACTAATGAAATACCTGGTTGCTCTATTGGTAGCGTTAGGTGTTTCTTTAACTAGTGCTCAGACCGTTGAAGTTACTCCTAATGTAATAACTTCAGGTACCACACATACCTGGACAGGTGCAACTACGGGCACACTGCCGCCTGGCGCAATGCCCGGTGGACCTGGCGCACTGTATGATCCTGCTACCAATTCTATACACTTCAGTTATGGGCAAGCAACAGTGGCACAAACTATGGTGCTAAATCGCATACTGAGCGGCACCGGTATTCAAGTTAACGGATACAATTGGTCTTGGCAAATTAATAACAACAACTACGATAATCGTCAAGGTGGTACAGACACATTAACTGCTAGTATATTAACTAGAAACTCATCAAACTTTACAGTTCATACATTTACACAAAATTACAACGCAAAATTTGATTGGACTACGTTTTCGGGAACACAGACATATCCTACTCCATATCAATTATCAGGATTGAATAATATTAGGGTGCAGTTTAGCGGAGTAGATTCAGGTTTCTGGGCCGGTTATTTTGGTCCACAGATTCGTAATGTTAATATTGGGCTCAATTACTCGGTCGATCCTTGCGCTACAAATCCTGCATATTCACCAACTTGTGCAAATTATAATACTGTGAGTATTAGTGATAATTTACTATCTGGTACTACTGGAGTACAGGCCTATGCTATCAATTCTGCTCTAGCATTAGCAGGTGCAGGTGCAACTATTCATGGTTTTAACTATGGCTACAATTATAATGTAGCAGGAAGAGATTGTGCTATATGGAGTTTCTTGGGCGTATGTCTAAGCGGTTGGAACTATTCCGATGCCGGTGTTAATACAGCTTTAACTAACAGTGCCGGGACAACAATTTACACAGACAATCAAACACACAATGGTGGCGATAATGGTACCAGTGGAACTTATTCTAAACAA